ACCAATTAAAATGAATAACATAACGGATGAGTCGGTTATGGATTTGGAAAAAAGAAAATACTATATACAAAAGTATGAATTTACAATGATGGGTTTTCTAATTGATGAAGACCAATTTGAAGTTAGTCCGGCAATTACAAGATCCTTTCAAATATTTGAAACTGAAACTCCGTATAAGAAAAGAAGACAAAAAAGAGCACAACCGCCAGAACCAACGGTTTATGATGTTGTATTTCCAGTAACAACTGATGAGGTTGAGGAATTATTTAATTATACATTTAAAATGAGCTTAACACAATCAAATAACATTAGCTCGTTCCAGGTTTATATAAATGGGGATTACTATGGAAATGATTTAACTGAAATACAAATTAACACAAATGATACAATTTTATTTCAAATTGTTAGATTAGATGCAACACAAGTTGCTAGTTTAGTATACGTTGAGGTTCTTAATTAATCTTCACCATATATATCTTTTTTTTCTTTACATTTTTCTAAAATAAGACCTTCTAAAAACTTATACATTTTAAGTCCTCGTTTATCACAATACTTTTTTAAGACATCGTGGACATCTTTATCAATTTTTAAATTTTTTATCTTTTTTGGTTGTTCTGACATAAGTAGAAAAAAGGTAGAAAAAAAACATACCAAAATATAAATAGTTTATAATAAGTAAAGTTTTTAGTAAAAACGTTAATATTTATATTAAAATAAATGAATAAATTAAATAAAGACAATGGCTACTAACAGTAAAGTTTTTGTATCACCAGGAGTTTATACATCAGAAGTTGATTTGAGTTTTGTCGCTCAAAGTGTTGGTGTTACAACTCTAGGAATCGTCGGAGAAACAATTAAAGGTCCAGCATTTGAACCAATTTTTGTAAGAAACTACGACGAATTCCAATCGTATTTTGGTGGAACATCACCAGAAAAATTCGTAAACACACAGATTCCAAAATATGAATCTGCATATATCGCTAAAGCGTATTTACAACAATCAAATCAATTGTTTGTTACCAGAGTTTTAGGACTATCTGGTTATGACGCTGGACCTTCTTGGTCTATTTTAACTAAAGCAAACTTGGATTCTAAAACATTAGACTATTGGTGTTTAAGTGCTGGTACCGTTTTATGTGAACCGGGATGTGTAATTAAAAAAGAATTACCATTTACCGTAAATTTTAGTGCGTGTACTCTAAACACAGGAGCTGTTAGTTACTTAACAAGTTTCCCAAGCGACATCCAAAACATTCTAACTTCTTCGTATGAAGAATTTGATGGTGATTTATCAACACTACAAACACAAATTAACGCATTAATTTCTGATGTTATTAATAGTAGTAATCCAACTGCCGCACAAAATAATTTTATAAGATATTTTGGTTCAATACCACAAGCAGATTATAATACTTTATATGGTGGTGGTTACACTGCGGAAACAAATGTATTTGCGGTTGATAATGTTGTTTTTGAAAATTCAGACCCAACATCACCACAAAATGATTCTTGGTATTACGCTTTATTCCAAAATGCTGGAAATAGTTTATATTCAGGGTTTTCATTCTTTTCATCGGTTGATAACCTTGTTCAAACAAACACATATACAAGTTTACAAAATCCATTCATTCCGTATATGTTAACAACGACAACAACGACTGGAAATTTTGGCCCTTACAATTTAGTTGTAAGTGTTGCTCCAGGTTCAATTGTTGTTCAATTTTGTTTATCTTCAACATTACCAGTGTCAAATGATGTTACATTATCATTTGATACAACAATAAACGTTACAAGTGGATTACCAATATTAATTAGTGATTCTGTAACAATTGAAGCCGGTGAAGTTAGTGGTTGTACTATTGTTAGTTTCCCTAACGACGATTATCAAAGATTAGCTGGTACTGGTTCAGTAAGTAATTTAGTATCTAGTGATCCTATTGAATTAGATCCTAATGATGTTACAATTACTATACAATTTATTTGCGACCCAATTTTACCAACAACTACAACAACAACAGTGCCACCAATACCAAATGTATGTTTTACAGGTTCTGTTGTAGGTATGATTTATTATTACACTGGAAGTTCATTTACTGAATATGACGATTTAGTTATTACAACATTGAGATCAAGAGGTAATTCACCATATTCAGATGGAACAAATCCAATTTATGAAGTTACTGGTGTTACAGATGTTACAATAGATATGACTGGTCAATATAGTGGTGTTCTTAAAAATCCTTTCTTACCGTTTAGCGTTGGTGTTACTAACTATGATGGTAAAGAATTTGATTTTGAAGTTTCGTTATCTAATAGTGATGCTAAAAACATTAATAAAGTGTTTGGTCGTGGTAACTTTGAAAAACCAAGAACTCAAGTTCCATTAATGGTTGAAGAATCATATTTGAATTTACTTAACTATGCTTGGAGTAAAGGTTACATCAGAGGTTTAAGTGCTGAACTAGTTGTTAGTGAAGGTGCTCAAAGTAATGACTTAAATAGTATTGGTTACTTTTTAGAAAAATTCCAATCACCAAGTACACCTTGGATTGTATCAGAATTAAGAGGTACAAAAGTATATAACTTATTTAAATTCTACACAATTTCAGATGGTAATAGTGCAAACACTGAAGTGAAAATTTCATTAGCTGACTTATCATTTAATAATGAAACGTTTACAGTTTTAATTAGAGATTATTTTGATACCGATTCAAACCCAGTAGTGTTAGAAAAATTCACTAACTGTTCAATGAATCCACAAGAAAATAACTTTATTGCTAAGAAAATTGGTACATTAGATGGTGAATACGAATTAAAATCTAGATATGTCCTTGTTGAGATTAATGAAGATGCACCAATAGATTCAATCCCTTGTGGTTTTGAAGGTTATACATTCAGAGAATATCCAGGTGGTCAATCACCATTCCCAGTTTACAAAACTAAATATTTCTTACCTGGTGAATTAGTTTTTAACCCTCCTTTTGGTTTATCTAGTGGTGGTGACGATGCTTTCACAAGTCCTGGGGATAATGTTAGAAGAACATACTTAGGTTTAGGTTCTTACTGGGGTTATGATACAGACTTCTTCCAATACAAAGGAAAAAGAAAACCATTTAACTTATGTACTGGAGAACCATTTGATTGGGATTTCAAAACTAAAGGTTTCCATATGGACCAACTTGCTAGTGGAATTACAATTTCAGGAGCGTTTGCTTCAAGTGGTACTTCGGCTTTTGAAGTTGGTGATGCAACATTCTCTTCAGAACCTACAGACCCAACTGATCCTTACTACAGATTAAACGCTAGAAAATTCACAGTAATGGTTTATGGTGGATTTGATGGTTGGGATATCTATAGAGAATACAGAACAAATGCTGATAAATATACTTTAGGTAGAACAGGATTCTTAAATGGTGCTTGTTCATCTTTAAGATACCCTAAAGGTAAAGGAAATGGATTGTTTAAACAAATTGCAATCGGTGATGGAAGTGTTGAATATGGTAACACAGATTACTATGCTTACTTATTAGGTATTAGAACATTCGCAAACCCAGAAGCTGTAAATATTAATATATTAACAACACCAGGTATTGATTTGTATAATAATAGTAATCTTGTTGAAACAACAATCGATATGGTTGAAAATGAAAGAGCGGATTCACTTTATATTACAACAATGCCGGATTACAATATGTTTGTTGCAACAACAACTGAAGGCGATAACTTTATCTACCCACAAGAAGCTGTTGATTTGTTAGAAGAAACAGGTATCGACTCTAACTATACTGCAACATATTACCCTTGGATTTTAACAAGAGATACGGTTAATAACACTCAAATCTATATTCCTGCAACTTCTGAGGTTGTAAGAAACTTAGCATTGACTGATAACATCGCATTCCCTTGGTTCGCTTCAGCGGGTTACACAAGAGGTTTAGTAAATGCTATTAGAGCAAGACGTAAGTTGACACAAGAAGATAGAGATGTATTATACAAAGGTAGAATCAACCCAATCGCTACTTTCTCTGATGTAGGAACAGTAATTTGGGGTAACAAAACAATGCAAGTTAGAGAATCTGCACTTGACAGAATTAACGTAAGAAGATTGTTACTACAAGCACGTAAATTGATTTCAGCAGTGGCTATCAGATTGTTGTTCGAACAAAACGATAACAAAGTAAGACAAGACTTCTTGGATTCAGTTAACCCAATCTTAGACCAAATTAGAAGAGATAGAGGTTTGATTGACTTTAGAGTTCAAGTATCTAACACACCTGAAGATTTAGATTCAAATACATTAACAGGTAAAATCTTCTTGAAACCAACAAGAGCGTTAGAATACATC